AAGATCCCTGACACGCAGCTTCTCAAGGCCATGTCTGAACTTGGTGAGTTGGCTGATGCCACCATCAAGAAAGACAAAGCAGGAATCATTGATGGCGTTGGTGATGTGATGGTCTGTCTGGTCAACTATTGCGCCTTGCAAGACATCAACTTGGTGACTTGCATAGAGAAAGCCTATGCCGAAATCAAAGACCGCAAAGGCACTCTGATGCCCAATGGCGTGTTCGTCAAGGAGTCGTAATGCTTTGCGATACTTGCCCAACACCAGAGGCTTGCTTGCAACATGGCTGTGCAACCATTGTGTATGTGTCTGCAACTGGATCAGCACTTGATAAACAAGTCTCTGGCAACCACTACAAGGACAAAGGCATCCAGCCGATTGTCTACATTCATGCAAACAATCTGGGTTTTTGTGCCGGAAATGTAGTGAAGTATGTGACTAGGTACAAGGAAAAAAACGGGGCTGCTGACATCAAGAAGGCAATCCATTACCTAGAGCTGCTGCTTGAATTGGAATACAAAGATGCTGCTGTTTGATGTTGCTAGATGTGATCCTGAACACCCGGATCACTATTGCCACAACTGCAAGCGGTATATCAACCACGCAAAACAGCAAATGGGCCAAAGAACACCTGTCGTGCTAGTGGAGACAAGTGCTTCTGAAGCCTGTTGCTACATCCCAATCAACCGCCTAGAACATCCAAAGCGTGCTTGATATGCTTGATACGGTCATCTAAACCAATTACGCCGCCATTGATCTTCTTGGTCATGGCGGTGTAGTCTTTTGCATCGGCCTCTTTGTTCAGGCCACGCTTGTTCCAGTACCATGCCGCTGAAAGTGCCGCATACTTTGGAGCCAAGACTAAATCAGGCGAGTGAATGAAGTCCATGCCCAAGGCATCCCCGCAAAGGGTATAGTTGTCCTTGCCAGTCAATTGGATGAGACCTCGGCCCTTGTAAAGACTGCCTTCACCTGTTTCTTCTGTACCGTTACCCATACGGCCACCATAAACCTTGTTGGCGATCTTGTCGGGGTTGCGGTGGTAAGGTTTTGCGGCTTCCAATGTGGGGAAACGTGAAGGCCACACACGGCACAAGCCCTCGGCGCTGTAGTTCAAATTTTCTTGCAGGGTCTTGAAGTTTCCAGACTCATGGGCGCATTGACCAATGAAAGCAGCCATCCGCAAGGGGGTGTTGATCTCATAGCGTTGGAAAGCCTCATTCAAAGGCTCCAACCAATCGTCATCAATGTGCAGCTCTTTGAGTTGTTCAGCAGTAATCACTTTGCGTCCTTGTCTTTCTTGTCAGATTTCATGTCCATAATCTTTTCCAATGTTCGCCCACCAAAGTAGAACGACATCACCAGCATTCCCCACTGTCCAAGCAACTCAACATACGACCTGTTTGTGTCGTAATCGAAAGCAGACATCATGGCAAATGTGAAATAGCCCCCAAGAATCAACAGAAGGGTCATAGGGCGAATGTTTTTGGACAGCCAAGAGTCAGATGACATATCTGCTTTTAAGCGGTCTGTGAGGTTGTTTTGCTCAGTCTCGAACAACTTGGTGTCATTAGCCATTTTGGCAAGCTCACCATCTTGAGCCATCTTTGCCAACTCCATCTGTGCTTTGGCTTTGGCTTCTGGGTCAGGTACTAGCTTGTCAATCAGCTTGCCACCCACTTCAAGTAATGCGGTCAATGGAAACATCAGTTACCCCTTTTGGTTAGCATGGCGCTGGCGATCTCCAGCATGAATTTCACTTGCTCAATGTTTTCAGGCTGCTGTGTCCAGCCCACCGTGATCTGTCCAACAAACCTGTGGCTGTCTGGTGGGACACTTACCCGGCAAGTAAACCCAACACCTTTTTCGATGTACCACAGGCCCACCTCAGACTGAGCGTATCGGTACTCGCCGCAAGGAATCTCGTTGGTCATCAACTTGATAATGTCAGCATTGTTGGACGCATTCTGGCTAAACAGGCCGACATCAATGTCTTCCACGGACTTGTCCCTGCCATCCTTGGTGTACGCCCTGTAAAGCACCCTGCTGCCAAACAATGGGTTGACCTTAAAGACAGCGACCACCGTTGCACCAGTTTTCTTGAACAGCATAGAACTGGCATCATCTGCTCGGCTGGTGTTGATCTCAGGCAGTTTCTTGGATTCTTTGTAGGCATCAAACATGAACTCTTGGTTCTGCCACAGGAAGTAGCCAGAGAAAGCCACCACGCCCATCACCAAGATGGCAAACAGCTTGAATGGGCTGTCCACATACCCAAGCACCTTGTCAAGTGTGGAGTTGGCGTTTAGCTTTTCGTCACTCATCGCAAATACCTGATGTATAAAACGATCCCGTAAATAATCAGCCCAGCAAGAACAACCGCAGCCATACCCATCGCAATGTATTCAGTAAGCCTTGCAATGGCTTTCTTGCGTCTTAGGGCTTCACGGGCAGCAGCTTCTTTGGCTTCTCTGCGCTTACGGGCAGCAATAGCTTGAAACTTCACCCAATCGTCCCACATACCGGGGCGACCAGCGTAGACCATGCGCTCACGCAACTCTTCTTCTTGCTGCTTGAGGCGCTCCAAAGCCATGAACTCTTCAAGGTCAGAGCTATTGCCCTTCTTGGTCGCGTTCTCTTGAATCTTGGCTTTGTTGTCAAAGTAGTCAAAGACCCGAGAGCCAAGCTGATGCAACTCCTTGCCGTTAGCCAAAGCGCCTTTGATAACCGCAAAAGCGGCATTGGCAGCAGCAATTTCTGCAATCATTTCAATACCTCAATCAGCACCCTGATCGTCCAAACAACAATGCCAACAATGAAGACTGCCGCGACAAAAGCCTCGGCAAAGTCTTTCACTTGAGTATCCAAACGGCAGAGAAGATTGTGCCACCCATAGACAGCAGCATCACGCCAGCAGTCTTGAGCATGATCGCTTCAAGACGCTTGAGCCGAGCATTGATTTGTTCATAACGAATAGCACAGACTTCTTCATGTGTAGACAGTCGTGCTTCTGTCGCGTTGATCGTAGTCATCCGTCACTCCATTTTTACTCGTCAGCAGGCAGTGGCGTGTTGCCCTCGTCCAGCCATTTCAGGTACTCGGCGTAGTCTGTGTTGGCGGGGTCGAAGGGGATGCAAGCGCCATCGAAGAGACGGCGAACAAACTGGCGACCGTCAAATGTCTCGGGAAGGGTTTTGTACATGCTTAAAGCTCCGCTGAAAGAATAAGACCAGACTCAATCTGTCCTACAGTCGAGGTTCCAGCACCTGCGGCAATCGTGGCGGTCTGATAGCCGTCCCCGTTTGCTTGTGGGCCTGAGTCAATTGCCGTAATTGAATAAAAGGCAACCCCCGGCTTGTGAAATCTAGACCCCGCAGGAAGTATTGCAGTGGGGGGCGCTCGCATTTCCACTTTTACATTGCAAGAACCAACGGCGTTAAGCTCATTGCCTGATTGCGTGGCCGCAAAGTACCCGCCTGTTTTTTGGTAATACCGTTGGCACTGAATCAACTGGCGACCGTAATCAATTCTTTGAAACGGGGAAGCAACGCTGCCAGCTTCAAGCTGAATGTTGCCAATTGTCCAAGTGCCTGAAGTCTGTGCGCCCACAGTCAAAAGAACCTCAACCCCTGTTGTGGCTGCGGCAGGGACTGCAAAAGTGGCGGTGTAATTTGTTACGGTGCTGTTAACGGTGAACGTGCCTGTGGCGATCTGCGTCTTGGTGGGTGTGCCAATGGTTCCAAAGGTGTCCGCTGTTGTGGCGTATGAAGCTGTCCATGTCACGGTTGTCAACAAGCTGTTTGCAAGGTCAACAGACAGTGTGGCGTTGCCACCAGCCAAGTCGTAAGAGTTCGACTGCTCAATACGTTGACCAACACCCACGGCTGTGACCGAAGCTGCGCCAGTGATCTGCATACGGTACTGTGTATTGCCAGCACCCGCCACCCGAGCAGCAGTGACGTTAGCGCCTGTGCTGTAGACAAAGAAACGATCAACAGCAGGGTATCCGGTAGACGCTGTAGGAACAGCCGTTCCAGCAGTTACGGTGGCCGATGTGGCTCGTTGAGCAATAGCCATGTTTGCATTCATCAGGCGATTTCGGAACCCCATTGAGTTCGCAGGTGCTGCCACGCCGTACAGGACAGCATTGCTGCCGCCTGATGCGTCTTTATAAGATGTTGCGTTTACGGTTGACATTACAGGCTCTCCACAATGGTTTTTAGTTCAGCCACGCCGGAAGCTGCATCAATCTGGGATTGCACAGCAGCGTATTTTTCACGCACAGCTTGACGGGCAGCTTCCGCAGCAGCGGCTTCCGATGGGATGGTGGCCTTTACGTCCAGAGGTGCGAACTCAGCAGTGCGCTTGGCTCTGCGAATGTCATGCACGATGACTTTGGCTTTGTCGAGGTTGACGGTAATCATGCTGTAAATTCCCATGCGTTACGGAATGTGCGGTCTGCGGGGATGTCAGAGGCATCCACGATCTTGTACGGCTTGCCAGCAGGAACGTCCTTGGCTGCAATGGCTTCGATGCTCAGGCCGCACTCAGGAGCGGGGATGATAACGGCCACGCCGCCATCGTCAGTGGGATAAATGATTCTTGAGTTCATTTGGGTTCCTTTGAGTCAGTGATGGCGTTATCGGAAAACAATACAAGCAACTACAGGAAAATCGGTATTTCCTCCGCTTGCATAAGCGGTCACAATGCGAAAACTGGTTGTAGAAGGAAGGATGTTTGATTGACCAAATGTAGCCCTAAAATTACCGTCAGGATTAGTGTCATTTTTAACGGCACCAATGCTTACTGCATAATCCGCATCAGGCATCGCCGTAGTGAAGTTGATCGTGTAATCGCCAGCGTTGTTGTCCGTGATGCTCGACACGTTACCACTTGCACGAATAGCCACAGTGCCTTGGCCGTTGAAGTTGACCCATGCGCGGCAGGTATAAGACGGAGCCGAACCTGTAGGCGTTGCCAAAACAGAAGAACCAAGCGTCACATCACCACTAAAGTTACCTGTTGTAGCGGTTACGGGCTGACCAGAAACAAGCATGGTTCCTGTTGCATCTGGCAGCGTCAGGGTTCGGTCGGTGTTGCTGTTTGGGCTTGCCAGTGTGAACGTGCCTGTGCCGGAGGCATTTCCGCTTAACGAAATCTTGCTCATGGTTGTGTTCCTTTCAGGGCGGTAATCTCAGCGCCTTGTGCGTCAACGATGGCCTTGAGTTCTTGGATGGCTGCGGTCAGTGTGGCAACCAAGAAGCTGGTGTCGATGCCTTGGTACTGAGGGTTGCCCTCAGCGTCCACCGCATCTTTTTCACCGGTTACACACTCAGGGACTACTGATTGCAGTTCGTGAGCAATGAAGCCCTCACCATCGGAGCCGTCAATTTTCCATTTGTAGGTCACAGGTTTGAGTGCGGCAACACGGGAAAGTGCGCCGGTCATGGGCTGGACGTTCTCTTTCAGACGGTAGTCGGATGATGTTACGTAAGAGGTCGCCGAGCCGTTAGTGTTGATCGAGCCAACAATTCCGTTACCGTTGTAGAAATAAATTTGTACGTTATTTCCGGTGTTGTTTACGCTGAATTTTGTATTCCCGTTTCCTGCACGAAGCTGAATACCGTCCGCTGCGCCTGAAACATCACTCGTAGTCCCCACCAGCAAGTTACCGCTGGAGTCGATACGGGCGCGTTCTGCGCCGTAGGAGTTCAGGATTAACTGCGAGCCATCAAGGACCAGCTTGTTCCAGTACGATGTTGACGCAGCGTAAGCGCGAATTGTTGCGTTGTGGGAGTCGTTGCTTGTTGCGTCAGTGTTGTAAATGGTCTGAACAACGCTGCCTGCGCGAACATCGAACTTTGTTCCTGGCGAACTCGTCCCAATACCCACGTTACCGCCAGTAGTCGTCACCAGCGTATCCGCAGGGGTCGTGTCAGCAAAGACTACACCGTCACCTGTGTAGCCACCATCGTTGGTGATGCCCGTTGTTCCATTCAAAACAATTGCCATGTCTTACCCCTTAAAGGACAACCCAGCGTGCGCCGCTGGAAACCGTAACCGTCACCCCTGAGTTTACCGTGATTGGCCCGGTACTCATAGCATTTCTTGTGGCTGGGATGGTGTAATTTGTCGTGATAGTCTGACCGTTTTCAATGAAGATTTCGTCAGTCCCACCACCAGTAGCACCACCACCAACAGAACCCCAAGCAGTGCCGCTGTAGCCCTCAAACTTTGACAGTGTGGTGTTGAATCGGAAGTAGCCAGCGGCAGGTGTACCGTCACGCTCTCCAGTATTGCCAGTTGCAATGATAGAAGAGCCAGTTGCAGCAGTCACGACAGCAAGGTTGATCTTGGCCTGAGCAGCAGTTGTCGCACCAGTACCACCACCAGCAACAGCACTTGCATCACCAGTTGTGCCAGCGTACAAGTCTTTGACCTGAGACATCAACTCACGAATGGCGTTGTTGATGCCACTCGGAGCGCAACCTTCAGCGATGTTAATGCCATCAATGTCGGTGTTGTTTGCTGGAGTTTCGCTCCATTCTGAGATTTTTACTTTTGGCATGGTTTACTCCGTTAGTCCAAATGTTGCGCCATAACCAAGCGAGATGGCTTTGCGTTGCAGTTCTTTGCTCAATGGCTCAACCGTGACCATTGATGCCTTTGTCATCAGTCGTGATGCAAGCTTTGGGTCAAGCATGGCATCCACCAACAATTCACGAATAGCATCGTCAGTGCCGTTGTATAGCCAATTCAATGGTGCGCCAATTTTTTGCATTGCCGGGGGAACTTCACCAAACATTTGTTTGCCAATGATCCCACCAATAATGTTTGCGGTGCTGATGTTTTTGAATGTATCAGAGCCGGGAACTTTTACAGCCCTAGCCAATACGCCAGAGTCCAAGTCTTGAGCAACTTTTGAAAGTGCAGCCATTTGAGACTTAGACAACTTTGTGTCTTTCTCGGCAGCACGAATTGCACGAGTAAATGATGGCTGAGAAATCAAGAAATCACCAACCCTTGAAGGGTCGGGTGTTGTTGAAAGAACTTTGCCTCGAAACTCTTGCGCCGCTTGCAATCTTTCAATGCCACGGCTTGATGTTGCAAACTTCTTCAAATAGTCTTGGTAACCGGGAGCAGCAGCTTCAATCGTATCGTCAACAGATTTGATGACTTGTTCAAGCTGGCCTTTTGCCAAGCTGTATTGCGAACCATCTTTATCAAGCAATCCTTGTGCAGCATCGCGCAGGTCTTTGCGAACCTCATACAAACGCTGTGGAGTTGTGCCTTCAGCAAGCTGCTCTTTAGCCCAATTCATTGTTTTCTTGACAGTGCCACGAGCGCCAGCGTCAGAAGCCAAGATGTCATCAATGGTCTTGTTGACGTTCAAAGCAACGGCAGATTGGAATGTCTCAGGCGTTACCGTTGATTGTGCAAATGCTTGTTCCCGCAAAGGCTGTGTAACTTCTGTGCGTTTTTGCACAGCTTGGTCAATTGCCGACTTGTCTTTTGCCAATCGGTCAAGTATAGCCATCCGCGCTTGGTTGGCCTCGCCAATTTGCGTTCCAAATCGACCTGTTGTATCAAGTGCGCGAATTGGAGTCTCAGCAGAAATCAAACCAATATCACGGGTTGCTTGTGCTGTTGTTGGGCGATAACCGGGGATTACTGGTGCAAATGTAGCGCCTGACTCAATAGCCTGATCTGCATTGGTTGCAAGGCTTCTAAGCACGTTACCAGTAATGGCTTCACGACCAGCTTGTGTAAATGGGCGCACAGACTCTTTAACAGCCCTTGTAGCGGCTGGAGCCAAACCAGTTGCACCGCCACCAAGCATGGAGCCGCCAAGACTGCCAATCAATTGCATCATTGGGCTTGCATCGCCTTCACGTGCAGCACCAGAGGCCAAAGCGCCACCAGTCGCAGCAGCGGCCTGAGTGCCAAGATTCTCAGAAAGAAATTTCTGAATTGCTGGAGCAGTGCGTTGAGCAATAGCAGCAGGCGCAGCAACAGCAGAGCCAGCACTTGTAATGTCTTGAATTACACGCTCTTGACCAGTACGAGGCTCAGGAAGACCCAATTGAGTCAACAGACGCTGGAGTTGACCAGCTTGACTTGGCTGACCAGTAATGGCGGCAACAGGCTCTGCAACCAACAGCGGCAAAGATGCAGCGCCAGTGATTGCAGCGCGACCGAACAAGCCAAGTTGACGCAGCAAATCAGAAGCATTGCCAGATTCCATTGTTGGCATCTTTGGCGGGGTCATTACCTTGTCAATAATCTCTTGTTTGGTAAGACCAGCATAAGGTGACTTGCTGACCTTTGGCGCTTGCACCTCTGGAACCCCAGCAAGCACTTTTAAAGCAGCGTCTGACATTGAAGACAAATCACCAGAAGCCAATGCCTCTAAGTCTTTGTCCGAAAGTTTAGATAGATCAGCCATCATTTCACTTTCTGCGTTTTGCAAGTTCAGCTCTTGCTTGCTCTGCAATGTCGCCACTACCTGATGCAAGTACATCAGCAAGAGGATTCAACAACAATTCTCCAGAGCCGCCAAGTTGCCTTGAAATGCTTGTGTAAGGAGCCTTTTGCGCTTCAAGGTTTTTTGCCTTGGATTGGACGATTTGACTTGCAACAGACAACAAACCATTGCGTTCTGAAGGCAACAAATCTTGACCAGAAAATGCTTTTTGTGCGTAAGACTTAATCGAGTCTGGAATTGATCGGTTGCCAAGAATCGTAGCTTTGTCGCCTTCTTGAACAGCGCCAGAAGGATCATAAATCTTGCCGATTGCGTAAATCAAAGCGCCATCAGCAGCCTTGTTTCCTGCGTTTCCTTGAGCAACAGCGGTTACTGCTGATTTATAACGGTCTGCCACTTCCATTGCGCCAGTATCTTTTACAACACTGCGCCAGTCCTTAACAACATCAGATTGTGCTTTTGCTACTGCTGTTGGGTCTTTCAAATCAACGGCAATTTTTGGAGCAGATGCAACTTTTTGTTGTGTCAAGAATTTAGCAAATTCAGGGTTTTGCTGTGCTGCCATGAACTCGCGCAAAGAGGTTGGCATTGCATCTTGCTTTGGAGCGCCAGAAGCAACTTCAGTTACTGCACCAGTAAATGGATCGCGCATGAATTGCTTTGCGCCTTCAGCAAGACTAAAGGTGTCGCCAGCCAAGCCCTTTTGAGCAGTCACCAACTCAGACAGTGTTTTGCGACCTTGTGGGCTTGCCATCAGTGCAGGGGCCAGTGCTTGAAAATCAAGACCAGCAGTACGACCAGCCACAGCAGGAGTCTCACCAATGTAGCGACCATCTTCCTCAACCATCTGAGCAGGAATGCCAGCAACGGCGGGTTGATAAGAACCAGCAATGGCGCGATCAATCTGAGCCTGACGAGTCAATGCCTCTTGCTCACGTTTGCGTTTCTCCAGCAAATCTTTCATCTGAAAGCCCTGCACTTGCTCTTGCAGTTGGTTTTGCATTGCAGACGAATACAGCTTCTGGCCTTGCTGCAAGCCTTCAGCAATTGATTGACCAGTGTTGCCACCTTGGAACAAACGAGCAGCCAATCCATACAAGGCTTGTGCTTGTGCGTCATCACGGTTGCGCTGGATGTCCTCTGGACTCATGCCCAAAAGACCAAGAGTCTGAGTGCCACCAGTGCCGAAAATGTCAAGTAATCCTGCCATGATTAGTCCTTAGAAGCCGTAAATGTCAGAAAGCATACTTTCAAATCCGACATCTCCAACGCCATACGCCGCAGAACTTAAAGCATTAGTAGTGGGGCCAAGGCCACTAAGCCAATTTGAACCAGAGTTCCACAAATTACTGATGCCAGTAGAGCCGCCAAGATTCTTATATACACCACCCAAAGTTGCAGCAGTGCCAAGCACGTTTTGCAGGGTAGATGTATCGGCAGAACCGCTTTGAGTTTGGCTTTTCAATGTTGCCATTGGGTTGCCGTACACGCTAGACAAGAAGGTTGCCAAGTTCTGCTGTGGTTGTTGCTGACCAAAGTTAAACCGAGCAATGTCGGACTGCAACTGCTGGCCTGTGTAGCCTTCACGGGCCTGACCAGCAGCCAGCAGATTCTGGATGTCCTGATAGTCAGCCTGAGCCATTGCAGGAGCAGCCATTGTTGCGGCTTGCTGTCGTGCGCGTTCGTCAGAGTAGTTCTGATAAGCCAGTTGACCAGCAGTGTTGCTCAGTTGCTGCGCCAGTTGACCAGAAGCACGATCTTGCAGCGTACCCATTGCACCAGAGCCGTATCGACCAGCCTTAGACGCAGCAGAGCCAATGTCGCCGATTGCTGTCTGGAACTGCTGTGTAGCAGCTTGCGCGGCAGGAGCAAAAGCGCCTTGAAAGAACGGATTGCCTGACAGGTAACTGCCGCCAATGGTGTTTCCAATTTGCTGCTGTGCTTGACCAACCAGTGGGCTGCCCTGCATTGCGCGATTCTCAAGCGCCTGAAGACCAGATTGAGTTGTGGCAGAAGGTGCAACGTAGGTCTGACCGGGGTAGTATTGAGGGCCACCAGCCTGATACAGACGCTGTGCCTCGCCCAATCCGTAGCTCAGAAATGGCTGGATTGTTGGATCAATTTGTGTGGAGGTGGTGACCGCCATGATTTAACTCCTAAAAGTTCTGGATTCCATGACGGGTGATCCGATGGAATCCATTATATACAGTTTACCCAACAACAACATAGGCGTATGTCTTGTTGGCCGTTGAATTTGCAAAGTGCGTGATTGTTGCTGAACCCTTGAATTGGGCGCTGACATAGACGTTTGCGTATGCCATCGGCGCAATGTATTGCACAGATATGATCGCCGCAGGGATTGCTGGCCTTGGGATTCCAGTATCAGCAGCGTAATGCTCAAGCGTCACGCCCACATCAGACACAGAACCAGCAATTTCAACGTAGTCGTTGGCATCTAGCTCAACAAAAATGCTCATGTAGCCAATCATTGCAGCAGGGTCGCCCGTTGACTTCCTTGGCGGTATACCAAACCGAGAACCAGAACGAACGACATCAGCACCATTTACTCGATACCAAACATCAGCATATTGGTGGTCATTTGTGCTGTTTTGCAGTTGTAACGAAAAATTGACGTTGTAAGTGCCGCCGTTTCTTACGTTGATTCTTGTGCTATTTGACAGATAAACGCCATTGGATAGCTCTGTCGTATCCCACAAAACCACTGCACTTGTTCCTATGCTTGGCGCAATCTGGTCTGTATTATTTGAAAACTGACCATAAGGAGCAGCATCTTGCTCGGCAGCATCAGAAAACGGAATCAAGATGATCTTGCTGTCAGGGCTGATGCGCTCGTCATAAAGCGTTGTGGTTGTGGCGTTTCCAGTGGCAAGGGTGATTGTCCCTGTGTTGTTGGTCTTGCCGTTCATCGCTCCATTGACAATCTCGGCAACAACCCGAGGGTCTTGACCAAATGGCGGCAGAAGGCGAAATTGGTTCATCGTGTACCCTGACCAGACAAATCAATATCCAAACCAACAGCCGTTGTCCAACCAACACCAGTTGGCACAACCCTAAACCGATGATAGTTGCCATTTGAGCGCAAAGACACACGGTTTTCGTAGTCGGCAGCAACAGCAGTTCCAAACGATGGCTGTTCGCTCAAAAGCGTTCTAGAAGCCACAGAAACGGTCGCAGAGCCACCATCTACCTGTGGCCGAGCCAATGTCACCACCGAGCGCCCACCAGCGTTTAAATCGCCTGTAATCAGTTGACCAGTAGCAGGTTGCCCGTTGTACGTCACGACATAAGCGCCAGAAGTACCGCCAAGGAAATACTTGCCGCCCATATAAAGAATCGAATCAAGGCTTACGGCCAGCGCATCAATGCTTGACGAGATTGAGTCAAGCTCTTCCAGAGTAGAGGCAGAAGTTGAAGCATCAGAGATGTAATCAGCACCGGCATCACCATAAGTCCACTTCTTGGTGGTGAAGTTATAGATGATTAGCTGGCGCTGTGCAAAGATCGTCTTGAAGTTCCAAATAATCAGTTTACGGACAGGATCAACGGCAGCACTCATGGTGTCAAAGCCGGATTCGTCAGCATTCAGAAAGAACCAGCGATCAACCTTCTCAGCGCCAATGGCTTGAATCTGTTGCCCATCGCACATATAAAAGCCATCGTCAGACAAGAAGAAGCTAATGCCTTGAAGCTGTGCAATAGAGCCAGCGGCCACACAACCCTTGCCACGCGAGATGTTGTCAAACTGGAAAATGAAAGGTGTGCCGACATAGCTCATGCGGCTGATGCCCTTTTCCATGAACACCAAACCAAACTCACCACCACGAATGCCAACAATCTGTCCGCCATCAGGAATGTCTTGGTAGTCAGCTTGCGTGACTTGACTAGAACCCCACTCAGTCTCATCGTTGATACCAGACCAGCGAACACGGTTTGGATAAGCGACAGTTGATTCGGTAGTAAACGCAGTGACAACAAAGTCACGCACCACGGTCAAATACTTGCAGATTGGAGCAGATGCATCAAGGTCAGCAAACGCTGTAGATGTTCCCAATGTGTAGGCTTGCATTGGGTTGCTGTTGTTTGTGCCAATGATGACGTTGCCAAACTGAGTAAAGCGGAAGCGATCAGCGTTTGCGTTTGGCGAGTAGCCACCAGACTTTGACACATTGGTCATTGCGCCAACACCAGAAACGTCATAAATCTTGGTCGAGCCAGCAGCAAACAGCTTTGTTGTGTTGGCTGGAGTCTTACCGGCAACAAGGGTTGTCAGGTCTTCAGCCGCAGCAGCAGAGAATCTTGCGGCACTTGGCAACGGGCCATAACCAATAGCCTGAGAAACCACGTTCTTAGCATCAGTCAAAGCGCCAGAGATTCCCGGCTGGTCAGGCATCCATTCGCCAAATGTTAGTTTTGTAGTTGCCATGAATTATTCCCGTTTGATGCCTGTGACCAAGTGTTGTTTGACGCTGGAATATCAGTCCATACGTTGTCAGAAACGCTTATCTCAGTCCATGTGTTCTCGTTGCTTGGTGCTACCGTCCAAGTGTTATCAGATTCAGCGTCATCGGCCCAATTATGTCCATTTGTTGCAGAAACAGAAATTGTCGCTGTCGCAGAAACAGAAGCCAAGCCAGCATAAATAGCACCAGCCAATGCGGTTACTTGCGCGTCACACTCAACCGATGCAGCGCCATCAGCAACAATACCACCGAGAGCAGTTACCGTTGCAACACAAGACACAGCAACATCAGCGGTACGCACACGCACAGCATCAGCGGTGACAGTTGCATCTGCCGTAACGCTTGCCGCAGCGTTTGCCACAATACCGCCAAGAGCCGTGACAGTAGCGTTCGCCGTAATTGCGGCATCAGCAAACTGAACTCTTGTGCCACTAGCCGCAACAGTCGCATTAGCGGTTACAGCGCCAGCGCCATTCCGAATCCGAGTTGCATCAGCAGTGACGGTAGCATTAGCAGTGACAGCGGCATTTGCGAACTGAACACGGGTTGCGTCAGCAGTTACTGTCGCCAATGCGGTGACGCTTGCGTTGGCAAGTTGCACCCTAATTGCAGACGCAGAAACACTTGCAGTTGCCGTTATGCTTGCAGAGGCAGTTTGAACCCGAGTGGCTTGGGCGCTTACAGTAGCTGCGGCATTGACCGAGCCGTAAGCATCCCAAAGCGTGACCGATGTTATGTAGAGTTCGCTATCCAGCGTGAGCGTCAGATCGTCAAGACTAGCCTTTAGCTGGTCAAGACTATCTATCGTCCACGGTGGGAGCAAATCAGCCATATCAAGCCAGAGTGACGCTCAATGAACCAATGGCGACACGGAAAACGTCACCAGTTGCAATAGCTTTCGATGCATCCAAGGCAGTGTGATACAGCAAGTTGCCAGAGGTAGATGCGTCACGAATTCCGATGTAAGCAACAGTGCCCCAAGAGCCAGTGGCTTGAGGAAACTCAATCGCAGCAGTGTTTGTCGATGCGCCGTTAGAAGGTGCGCCGAAAGTGATGGATTGACGCTCGTATGCGTTGCCAGTCACTTCAGTGCCAGTGTCGGCATCAGTTGGATCGCTTGTGTAGAGCGCCAGATACACAGTCGCTGGCGATGTGTAAGAAGTGTTGCGGAGAGTAGCGTTGATAAGCGCATTCTCCAAGAAGTTCGACATTTCAGCCATGATTTACCTCACAAAGTTGTTTGGATTACAAGGGGTACGCCTGAATACTGACCTTGTTCATCAGAGCGTGTGATTGATGCCATAGCGCGATCAAACATAGTTCCCCATGTGTTGATTCGTGCGTCATCCATAAGGTACGGGGCAGCTTCAAGCAAAGCGCCGTACAGCAAGGCATCTGGCGTATTAGCCAAGAAAGCATTGCTGGTATTGCTGTCACTCAGGAATACTGGTGCAGCAAAGTAAAACATCTTCAATGTGTACACAGTATCTGGGATTGGAGCCAACTGAAAGTCGTTAGCAAGCACCGTGTAATCCACTGGCTTGCCAATCTCCCATGTGCGGGTGTTTCGGTTAAACGCCGATGGACTGTAGTAGTTCAATGGACGAACAGGATTGCCAACTACCACAAAGTCACGCACCTCAAGAAAGTCGCTTGGCAATTCCACTGTCTCATCATTGGCAACAGTAGAAGTTGTGACGGACTTCAGCATCTGGCGAATACGCAGATCACGGCGCAAGCGCAACTCAGCCAAACGAATGAAGTCTGGAATCTGTGTGGTCAGGTCTGTACGGGCCAGATAACCAGCGATGGTTGTTTTCAACTCAGAGTAACTTGTGAAGCTCATTTAAATTACTCCCGGACGAGTGCGCCATGCTCGGTTGTCTGGGTTGTTTAACCACATTGCGAACCGAGTGTTGTCGATAACGTGAAACCCACGCATGATTCCCTGATTGTTTAGGTCATCAATTGCAGTCAATGGAATGGATGCTACTTTGTTGCCATACAGCTCGTCAGACCACTTGGCCCGTTCGTCATAGCTGTTAAATTCTTGCTTGTTGCGCTCAACAATGGCAGATACATCTTGAGCAGTTTGAATGACCAAACCGCCTTCACCATCAGCATGAGCAACAGATTTGCGAAATGTAGGGTTTTCCATAATTGCAATTCTATCATTGGCATGGTAAATAAAAAAGCCCCATCAAACGACATGGCTCCACGTTCTTCCAATTCTTACGCCCCTGACGCAGTTAGACGAAACACCAAGCTCCCTTGCAATTACGGCATGAGGGAGATTGCTTTGGCGTATTAATCTTACTTTTTCCTCGTTCAGCAGTGACTTGCCGTTTCCAAGGCCAACAGGAGCAACCGTCCTTTTTCGACCTTTTGCAATCATATCTTGAGTATTTTCCTTGGGCGTTCCAAGAATCAGATGCTCAGGATTGGTACATTCTGGATTGTCACACTTGTGCATGACGAACATTCCTTCAGGGATTTCTTGGCTGTTGTGCAACATCCATGAGAAACGATGCGCCAAAAAATCTCCATCTTTTTTTGCACCCTTAGAAAAAGCACCGTAACCGTTTTTCTTTTTTCCTTTCCAACTCCAACATCCTTCTGTTTTCTCAACAAAACGCCAAAATCTTTCTTCTGGTGGCGCTTGATTCTTAAACCCTGCAAGTGGGTTCCCATGCTTTCTGTTTCTCTGATAGTGCATATGGCAAAAGCCATGAGCGTAAATTGTCTTGTCGCAGTTTTCAACAGTACACATAAAAATGCCCCCACAAGTTAATGTGAGGGCATTATATCAGGTCTAAGCCTGTCCCGTGTTACGAGAGATCTGCAATGATGCCGTGAGCAGCTTGGTTCTTGACTTCCAGAGTCAATTCAGCCAACAGTTGGGTCTTCTCGCTGTCGCCAGTCTTAGCCAATTCAATGGTTTCGAAAGGACGCAGATAAGCCACAGCAGCCATGTCGGGATCGACCAAGAAAGCTGTCTCATCGCCAGCGTTGGTGCTGTTCATAAAGCGGTTAGGCACAACCGAAATAGTGCCGAAATCGCTCATGTACACATCAGCAGCGCCGATGATGGTTGTTGGTTGGTCGGAAGTAGCCATGTAACGCTGTGCAGCGATACCAGCAAATGCCGAAACCAACTGCTTGTGAGCAGGGTTGACCATCAACACTTTTGGCGAACCGCCAGAGGTGTACACCTCGGCAACCACGGTCTTCAGCAGGGTTTCTGTGAAGGTGCGATCAGTACCGTCAACACGGGCAGTTGTACCAGCAGAGCCAGCAACACCGTCAGTGCCACCGTCATAGTTGGTGTTCAGCCAAGCTTGCAGACCGCCCAAAGTGCGAGCAGTGCTGGAGTTACCAGCGGCAGCCACTTGGTTGGACAACAGAGTCAGTTCAATGTTGCGCTTCAATTCAGCCGACACTTTAGCCAACTGGTAAGCCTTTTCAGACTTACGACCAGCTTTGTCAACAGCTTCCAGAGTGCCAGCGACAGCGACAGACTTAGTGAAAATCTGTGTGCGGTTGCCGATACGGGTTGTTGGCGAGGCAGTGATGCTAGATGCATCAGCACCTTCAACAGCGCCACCCAGAGCAGCAGCGGCCAAAGAGTCAGTCTGCCACTCGTGATAAGTTGCAGTTGCTTTGGTCTTGCCGATGGAAGACATGAAAGGCGTGTCAGTGGGGCTGATGTTATAGATAACGTCAGAGAGGTCTTCGCGCATACCGATGGCGGTATAGGTTTGATAGGTTGCCATGTTAAAGCTCCAAAAATTTAAAGGAATCGTTCAAATGCAGCAGCAGCATCACGGACTTTGCCGGTTTGACGTAGCTTTTGCATCACTTGCTTTTCTTGCGATGACTTAGTGTTTGGCGTTGAAGTTCCGGGCTTGAGCATCTTTGGGGCTTGCTGGACTTTCTTCAAAGTCTCCGGCTTACCCTTTTGAAGTTGCTCAAACTTCATCGCTTTATACAAAGTCAGCACAGCGCGGTGGTCATACACTGAGGAGAGTTCTTGATCTGACCAGCCAACAGATCGTGCGTATTCACGGATTTCTTTCCGAATCGCATCACCTTTTGGCGTAGACAGCTCTGGGATCACAGACGCTAGCTTCTCTGATTCAGACTTGAGATGTTTTTGCAGATTCTGCTGTTGCTCCGCTTGTTGCTGTTGGGCAATGCGTTGCTGTTCGGCACGAACTACTGCAAGTTGTTTCTCACGCTGACTCTGTTCCGCCACCTTAACGGCATAGCCGATAGGGTCTGTTTCTTTCAAAACTTCTAAATCCTCACCCCGATTCTGCTGGCTCAAGAAGCTATCGAGTGCCTGTAGTTTCTGGGCGTATGCTTGTCGCTCTTGTTTTACTTGCTCAAGATGTTGGCGCTCGGCATCAATTGCTTTGCGTTGTTCAGCCAGAGCCTGAGATTTTTGTGTGTAATCCTTGCTGCGCTGATAGCCGTTGATTAGTTCGTCAAGTTCGACCTCGACTTCCTCACCACCGACCTTTGCCTTGTAGCGGGGCTTTACTTCCTCTACAGGCTCTGATTCGTCCGAATACTCAGATTCCTCAGATTCAACTTCACCAGTCGTTTCAAGTTCTTCGGATTGTTCTTCAGGTTGGCCTTGTTCGGCTCCATCGTCACTACCCATCAAACCCAGAAACGCATTGGCGGCTTGGTTTACGCTTAGGCTTTCACTCCCCGAGGGGTTGGTGTTTTCCATTTGTTATCTCAGTTTTCGCCAGAAACCGTCTGGACTGCGGGTGAGTTTCCTCACAGAATCTTCCACTTCTTTTCCTGTATCTTGGTTTCTGCGGCAATGCCTTGCAAGTGTCCAAGGAACAGGTCAAGTGTCTTGATGTGACTATAAGCGGCCTCGCGCTCTGTAATCTCATCTCGATTTGTGTTAATTATCACACTAATCTGCTGATTTTTCAAATCATCCATGACTTTTATGAAAAAGTCATCCTTCAACAGATTGTTTGCCCATTCAGCTTGGAGTTTTTTGTCCATCCTTAGTCTTTCAAAAACAATCCGATTGCCAAAAATTGGACATTGCGTCCTACAAATGTTAAGCCAGTTTTTAGGCTTCTATGCTTGCCAGTTGCAAAATTGACGTAATCTTTAAATTCTTGGTAATGGTTAGCTGCTTTCCCTTGGCTAATTGCCTTATTGCCGCAGTAACGATAGCCTCTACGAATGGCCTCGCCCCACCACTTTCCATGCAAATGCCGAACGCACCATTTAATGGCGTTAAACTTTTCTTGCTTTGTGAACGCACCAGAATTTACAGCGTGTGTTGCAATAACGCAGCTACCGCTGCCTCCACCACCGCCACCAGAATCAGCGCCGACATTTCCAACACCCATTCCATCCATACCAACACCATCGGCAGCAGCTACACCAGAAGCAGCGGCATCGGCGGCAGCAGATGAAGCAGTTCCAAGACCACCACCGTCTGCATCAGCGGCATCAGCGGCTGCGGCATTGGCGGCATCAGCAGCGGCGGCAGCAGCAGCAGAAGCACTTGCACCACCAATAGCAGCATCAGCAGCAGCTTGTGCGGCAGCACCAATAGCCGCATCAGAGTGTCCAGCAGCAGCGGCTGAGGCGGCGGCAGCAGCAGCGGCAGCGGCAGCAGATCCACCAGTCGCGCCAGTAGCTCCTTGAGCAGCTTGTGCGGCAGATACTGCGGCAGCAGTTGACTGGTTTGCAGCAGACAATGAATCAACAGCAGCAGCAAGTGCAGCGGCGTTTGCCGGGGTGTTTGCCAGCCCCATTTGTGCGGCTACAAGCGCCTGATTAAACGCAGCAGCTTGGGCATTGCTTTGATTGTTGATTGCATTGGCAATGTTCTGTTTACCAACAACATTAGAGATTAGACCAAGCGGCAAACCAGTCATAGCGCCAAGAGCCATTGCGCCAATGCTTACGCCTGTTGTTCCTATGTTAGAAGATGTTGCCAATCCAGCATCATCAACAGAGACACTATTAGATCCAGAATTACCACCGAAACCTCCGTAAGATTCAAACGGGACACCAGAGTCAATCTGAGAAATCAAGTCAGATAGCTTCTGATTGTTGATCCCTTCATAAACACTTTTATCAAAAGCCGCAGGAACAAAAGAAGGGCCAGAAATCTGGTTCAATCGTCCATATTCTGGAATTTGCTCAATGTCGCCAAAGCTAGGCGATCCAGTGATGTACCGGCTTGCGCCACCAACAGAAGGCCCATAAGACCCAAGATTAATTGGCTGGTACTGACTGGAGATGCCAGAGATGATCTGGTCAATAGACGGGGCTCTCACATTTGCTGGAACAACACCAGAAAAGGCATTTTGATTTTGACCAAGGATGTTTGTGAGTTCTTGATAGTTCATAAATCACCCCGGAATTTCCACGTTTGATGTGATGCCAGCGCCGACCTTCATGGCCTTCAGTTGCGCCTCTGCTTCAAACTCTTGCTGCTTCATCAAGAAGTGCATATTCATTTTCTCACGCTCAAGTTGCAACTTGGACGCTTCTTTCTCGCGCATGATCTCAAGTTCAGCAGCGGCTTTCTCACGCTGAAGCTGCAACTCAAGTGCGGCCTTCTCTCGCTCAAACTGCATATCAGCTTGCATCTTGGCTTGCTGCATTTGCATATCGGCTTGAAACTTAGCCTGTTGCGCTTGAATCTCGGCCTGAGTCTTTGCCATGTAAGCCTGAACTTCTGGAGGCATTGGCGGCTCTTGCGGAGGTGGATTAGAAAACTGCTGGTCTTGCTCTGGGCTGATTGGCTTAAAGAACTCAGCGGAGTCTTTGAAGCCAGCAGCCTCGACCATACGGCCAAGAGTGCCACGGTACTGACCAAAGCTCACAAACGGGTTTGCAGGGCCATATTGCCCAATCATCTGCTCTTGCTTTGCCATCACCATCTGGAGCATTGCCATCTGCTGGTCACGGTTGCCGTTGCCCAAGCCCACGTTGATTGAGATGTCAAACTTGTTGGCCCATGTGCGGGGATCGACAGTGACATAAGTACCGCGCAAGCGAATGATTCGCTCTTTCTGCTGGTACTTGCTGACCAAGTGCATGATGCCTTCAAACAGCTCTTTCACACCTGATTCGGCAAAGATACGGGCGATCAGCTCAATCTTGCCAGAGCCAGCTTGCTGCATGGATGCCACGGCTGCGGCAGTCACGTTCTGCAAGATGTTGGGGTCAAGACCTTGGGACAACTCAGTCACGCCTGTGCGCTTGGCCTGAACAGAGTCCAAGTATTGCAGCATTGGGAACGATTGCTGTGCCATGTTCTGCACAACCAACTGCTGGACAGCGCCGGGAGACTTGGTGCGAATAACGCCACCAGCGGTAGATGTCAGCAAATCGTCAAGGTTGACTTGGCCTTCAACAGCGGTGACTCGGCTGTTATTGGTCAAATACATATTGTCCAGCATCTGACGGGTAACAGTTGTCTTTATCAGTTGCAAGTCAACAGTGCGGTCAGCCAGCGAGTTGCCAAAGAACTTGTGCGGGATTGGCAGAGGGCAAACAGAGTAAAACGGCACATAGTCCGTTTCTTCATCACTCAGAATGTCATTGCCAGCGTAGAAGACTTGGTGCAACTCAGCGATACCATCTTCATCGGCATCGTAATAAATGTAGCACTCAAAGACTTCAATCTCTTGCATTGAAGAGTCGCTTGGCTCTGTGTCGTATGGCTGTTCACCGGGGGAGAATCGGGCCACACGTTCAGGCGTGTAAGCCAAAGCATCGCCTGTTGGCAAGCTGTTCACGATTTTTTCGTCAAAGCCCATTGCGATCAGTTCGCTGCGGGTAATCATTCGGCGGTGTGCAACGAAAGGAGAATCCTTCACAGTGCGGCCAGCCTTTGCCATCAGGAACTCTTCAGGCGGGATGTTGGAAATCTTGACCTTGCCTGACTTCTCCACCTTTTTGATGGTGACATCATGGATGCCATAAGTGGCAGCAACGCCCATCTCATCAAAGACAGGATTGCCCATCGGGTCAACAATTGGATTGGTTACAGTGTCTTGCTCAACGACTTCAATGCTTTCATCTTGAAGCATCATTGCCAGTTCGTCATCAGACAGACCTTCGTAAGTCTCTTTGGTAACGTCTTCTTTGTCTTCCCAGACAGCTTTGACAATGCCGTTCTTTTGCAGCAACGCATCAAAGAACCAGTCATGCATGATGATGACACCGGGATTGTCTTTGAGGAAGATGTGGTTTAGGTAGTCTGTCGCTTGCTTTGCACCAGCCTCATCGCCGGGGCCAACAGGGTCAGCCACCACGATTTCGTCAGAGCCGGTGAAGATGCGGATCAGTGCTGGCAAAGCGCCATCAATAGCCTCTGCAACTTCACCAGTAACGATTGAAGACTTGCCTTCTACTTCGTTTCCGTAGGGCTGACGCAAATAGGCTTGCAAAGCCTGTTTACGCATTTCAACTGTTTCGCTTTCAATGAATCCAATGGAGTCATCAATCGCGGCTTGAACCGCAGCTTTAAGTTCGTTCTGGCTCATCTTTGACCTTTGCTGGTCGCCCGACCTTTGGGCGTTCGGCTAATTGTAACGCTATGCGCTGCCAATGAGCAATGGAAGCAGCCCCCATCTTTCTTTTTGCTTCTTCAGTGTGTTTAAAGCCTTTTTTGCTTTCGGACATCTTTTTTTTAGTTTCGTCAGACAGCTTGCGCCCAAGACTTAACTTTGAAAATTTTTCTCGGTTTTCTTTTGATCCGTTGACTTGTGCAATTTTTTGCTTATGGCCATCAGACTTTGGCACTCCAATTCGGCTGTTGGACATCTTCAATTTTGTTTCTTCTGAAATAACTTTTTTTATGCTTCCACCATAGGTTAAGTTATAGCCATTTAAAACTGAATCATATTTACTTATCCAATGTCTTTCTTTTTCCTCAAAGAAATCCTTGTCGCAAAGTTCAATAATTGAAAATTCAAAGTTTTCAACGCCGTATTTTTTTATGGCGCGCGTGATTCTTGAGGCAACTTCTTTGTTTTTTGCCCAATATTTGTGCTGCCTCCATCGAGAGTAAATGTTTATAGACACCCCAACATAACACTTCTCATCTAGCTTATTCTGAATTAGATAGACTCCCGATAGTCTTTTGTCCATTAGCCTTCTCCTTTGGTGGTCTGCCTATTCTAGCATTTTTTTCTTGTAACTGCTTTACCACATTTTCAAGCATTTCCACCCGCTTTTCAAGTTCGTCAACCCGCTTGGCATTAGAAATATCACCTTGTCGCATCATAAACATTTAGACCACCCACTTTGCTGGTTTGTTGATAGATTTGCCCCAAGTCCCGACATTCTCGTCAAGGCCCACGGCCACATAACGCCAAGCATCGGCAGCGTGTGAGTGCTGGTCGTGCAGTGGCTTGTTGCTGAACATCTTAGTGTTCGGGTCAACGTCATAGCGGTAATGGCGCAAGTTCTGCAAGCCATCAGCGCATCTTGTCTCGTCAAAGAATGCTCGGTTCATCAGCGTTCTGGCTGCGTTGATACCGTCAGCAACAGACAGCTTTGGCGTGATTCGGATAGGTTTACCCATGCCCTCAAGAATATCCTTGACAGACTTGCCCGTCATATTCTTATGCTCGGCATCGTGCGGCAGCCACCAATCCTTGTAGATGTAGCCCTTGTCCTGCAAGACCTGAGCGTAGTGGTCAATGGTTTTCTGGCAGTTCTGGTAGAAGTCGATCACCCTGACCTCACCACCGGCAATCACCTGAACGAACCAGATTGAGGTCATGTCAGCCCATCCCAAGTCCCAAAAGGTCTGCACAGGGATTGACTTGTCAATAATCAGCTCACGCACCCGGTTGTCCTCTTGAGCCTTCCTCAGTTCGTTGGCGTACACAGCGCCATCCAGCATCTGGCGGGTATGCCCTTCCCAGACGTTCAGGTAAGAATCCACGTTCTTGGCCTTCAGGTCTTCCAGTTCATCCTTCAGGACTTGAGGAAACCACGGGTTGTCTGACCAGTTGACCTTGGCGATCTTTGCGCTTGCAGGAGGGTTGACCACAAACCGCTTGTAAGTCTCGTCTGTGTCCAAGTCAGGGTTAAAAGTCACCCATATCTCAGAGTCAGGCTTTCGGATGGTTGGGATCAAAGTCTCCCACGACACCTTAGATACCGCTTGGCCTTCTTCTATCCAGCAGATGTCCACACCCTCAAAGGACTTGATTGAGGTGACGTTGTGCTTCAGGCCAGCAAAGCTGAACTCAGACCCGTTCTTACCGTAGATGGCTGTGCGCTGTACGTCAAAGAAGGACTCCAGATTCATTGCTTTGATCTGGTCGCCCAACAGAGCAATCACAGAGTCAGAGATACTGTTCTGCAACTCACGGGCGCAAAGAATGCGGGTTTGCTTTTGAACAGCAATGGCGATCAATGCTCGGGCCACCGACCAAGACTTAGCAGACCCACGGCCACCATAAAGAATCTTGTATCGGTGCGGCTCAAACAGGAATCCCAACTTTTCAGGGAAGTCCAGTTCAAGATTCATTCGGCTTGACCAACTTGATTTGGATGCCCGAAACCTCTACTGGCCCACCACCGTCACCAGTCATCTCAGTTCGGTTCAGCTTTGGAGTGGCGTATTCAGCCATCTGAGCCAGAAGTGTCAAAGCGCCCTTGGGATCTGCTTTCAGTTCTTTCTCGACACTTCCCTCGGCAACCTCTATAAGCCACTTAGAGACATTTTCAGCGTTATCCTCTAGCAACCTACTGACAGTCTCTCTAAACGTCTTGGTGGCCTTGTTAAGAGAGCCGGGAGGCCTTCCTCGGCCTTTACGCTCTTCAAAGCCAGAATTTTCGTTCCCTAATTTATTCATCTTGGTTTGACTCCCGTAGGTTGGTCAATGTTGCGCGCAATCCTTTGCGCTGTTAACGATTGCATCAAAATCAAGCCCAAGGAACCATTCCCTAGCTCTTACTTCTGTGCACGATTGTAGGCAAATAGATATTAAACGCTTTTCAGCTTTTTTAACATCCACATGGCACTCAAGAGAAAAAATCTTTGTTAGCTTCCATCCAGCGATCTCACCAAGCTGCCTGTGTACTTTTATCCTTTGTTCAGGAGAGTACCCTCTACCAACTTTGATGATGCCGCTATCAAATTCAATAACATATAGAGACTCTTTTTTGCCTCTAACAAATGTATCAAACTCCATTACGTTGGCTTGCCTTTAGTGCAGACTCACATCTGCGGGTTAATCTAGCAATCCACCGTTGCGTTTAAGGATTGTAAGCATATCTTCGTTGCCGGGGAAGACAACAAAGTTTGATGTTCCGGGAATAATTTGAGTGCCAAAGCCTTTTTCAATCTGTTCGGCGGCATAGTCTTTTGCTTGTTGCTCAGTCATAAAGGAGACTGGATCACCGTATGGATTTCCTTTTACTGTGTTCTGCACTGTAAAGTTTGATCGGCTACCTTGATCCAAAAACTTAATTCCCGGAACTCCTTGTGCCCTCAAGAACTCAGAAGCATCTGCTGCGGGATTAGGACTTCCTAAGTTTTGGAATTCTCGCGTCAACTCTTTGTAAAGTAATTCACCAGAAGTGCCAGTTGATCCAGACCCAAACTTTTCCATAGCTGCTTGGCTTACTCGACTCCTGATTGTTTCGTCTACTGGATTGTCATAGTCAAGCATCCGAGCGATTTGCTCATCAGGAAGGTCAATCTCGTAAAGCGCCCCTTTATTTTCAGGCACTCCAGCTTTCATATCTTGCAAGTCTTGTAAATTCTTTTTAGATATTTTCAAAAAAGAATTTGCCTTGTCTAGCGGCACATTTTCTGCACGTTGTTTAATTAAGTTCTCATAATGAGTAACTCTTTTTTGAGCCTCAGAAATGGCGTCATCAAGTTGACCGAATTGAGAAACCAGCCTTTTTGCTCCGCCTGTGCTTGATAGCTTTTCTTGGTATTCACGCGCCACACTTGGAGATTCAGCTACATAGTGACCGTAACCAAAAGCCTGTGCGCCCTCACCAGAGCCGATCTTGGTGCGGTCAAAGCGGTTGAACTTGGCTGGGCTACCGTGAAACACAGTCAAACCCATAGGGTTGTAGCCTTCAGCCATCAGACCAGCCAAACGCTGCGTTGCTGGCCCGTAGTCCATGCCTTCTCTTGCGGCAGCAGAGGTCATCTCATTGAGGTTACGCGCCCTGTCGTTGATGTTGCCAACAAACTGCTGTGCGCTTAACAGTGGATTACCAAGCAAATCGGTCAGCTTACGCTTTGCAACATTGCCAGCACTGAAGATTTCACCAAGCAAGCCAGCCATGTTTACTTCTTCTTTGCCTTGTTGGTTGCTGTACGGCCACCGCGCATCGGCATCTCACGCTTTGGCTCTGGCTTGGCCTTCTTTGGCTTAGTCATCATCATTGCCATCTTTTCAGCAGCGTTACCGTAGTTCATTTTTTGCCTTTCGGTTTGGAGAATTTCATAAGCATTGATTGGTAGCCCTTAGACTCAGCCTGTTTTTTGGCTTGTTCGGCCAGCTTCTTGGCTTGCTTGGGGTTTGGCATTTGCTGGTTGGTCGTGCCCATCATTCATCCCCTTGTGAAGATTCCCAGCGTTTGCAAGTCTTGCCTTCGCCACAGACGAACTCAAACTTCTTGCAATAGATAGCCATGTCGCCGTACATCTCTTTGGTTTCTGGGCTGTCATCGCCGTATTCGCAATTACTGCACAGCTTGCGCTTGGCCTGATCTGGAGCAATGCGCCAATGATTGGCAAGGTCGCGCCAGAAGTCGCTGGAAGGCTTGCTTGGGTCTTTTGGCCCAAACATTTGCGCTTCTTCCATGTATTTGACGGTCTTGGCGTTCTCAGCCTCGTCAAATTTAGACTCTTCAGCTTCCTCAATCTCGATTGAGATTTCCAGTTCTGTACCAAGCAATCCAGCCATAGTGTTCTCCAGTTACCCGAATTTTACAACACTAGCACAGATTTGGCGAGTTGTGTATTAGGGTTTGTCCTAATGGATTTTCCTGTGGACAAGTAGATAATTGAGTCATCAACAACACAACGGAGCGACACAATGTTTCATCTTTACATCAACGGCAACTTTTACAAAGCATACAAAACGCGCGGCGCTGCTCAAGGTGCTTTTGCAAAAATGTACGCAATTCGCCACAAAGCAGACTGGAAAATTGTTGAAATTGCAGCTTAAATTTAACGGGGCTTCGGCCCCATCAAAGGAATCACCATGAGCAAAGAAACAATCGCAGACATCACATTGGCAATCGGTCTTGGTATCACGCTGGCAGCATTTGCTCTGGCTTACTTTGACGTTCTTGTTTAACAATCGGTCTTGCCCTCTTGAGGATGATCTGCTTTGTTACAAAGTCGGTCATCTTCTCCAGCATGGATACCGTTGACTCTTCAAGTTGGCGGTCATGTATTTCCATAGCCAAATTCACGGCTTGCATCTCTGGGCCACGGAATAAGAACTTCTCCGTATTCACGCCTCTTTGTGCCATGTGATACAGCGCATCTTGTGCTTCGTTAATCTCTGGCAACCAATCTTTTCCTTTTCCGTGAACGGCGTATGCCTCACACATATTAAGTGCGGCAATCAGGACATCTATCTGATCCCTGTTTCCACGGCCTTGGACAACCTCTGTCAGTGCTGAATGATTCTTGGCCTTCAGGACAACAATAGCGTCACCAACGCTTGATACTGGCTTCATCCCTGCAAGCACCCAATTAACAGCGTCCAAACGGACTCCATTGGGTTTGTATTTGCTTTTCTTCCTCATTTCACTCTGTCCTTGTATGTGTTGTATCGCCATGCAGTGGCTTCTGCGTCTATGCGTTGCCAGATGTCTTCTTTCTCAACTTCGGACATAGAGTTCCACAGAGCCACTTCCATGTATGTGCGTCCACAACCTTTGCAAACTTCGTCATACAAGGTTGTACAGATGGCTATGCAGGGGCTGTCTGGCCTCATATTTGGCCTCTTGCTCAGTGTTCGCTAGAACGCGAACGGATGGCGGCTGCAAATGCTAAGTTTGATGGAATGTGGCCCATGTCTTTCCAAGGCAATTCGTCGCACACCTTTGCACACGCCTCACGCTCTGCCAGTATCGCTGCCTCCAGCCGCTTGATCGCTGCTTCGTGGTACTCAATGATGACCTTGTCGGCTTCGTGTTCTGCTTGCGCGGCCTCACGCTCATCAGCACGAACAAGGGCTTCAAAGGCTTTGAGGTCATCCAAATAAGTACAAGACAAGTAGCATTCCTCAAAATCCCGCAACATTTCAGCTTCGGCTTCGCTTATCCATGCCTCGCGGGCCATGTCTATCGTGTCTCTCAT